TGGCACCATAGGGTATTGAGGCTAACCGGTACTCTAAGACGCTGTGAGGCTTCCTGAGCCTCTTTAAACATCTTCGGGACATCTACGTCTACCTTAGCCTTAGTCGCCGTTATATGAGCTTTAATCTTCTTATGTTTAACGCTACGCATAGCGCACCGTGCCATGAAACTGAGTGGCCCCGGTTGCGGTCGATATCTTGTACCAAACAAAATGCCCACTCGGCACATTAGCCGAAGCTATGGTCATAGCATTGCCAGTTGTAACACTGGTCGCCGTACCCGAAGCAATCACCGTCGGACTGACATCGGAGCGATCCAGCGAGTGCACCAATTGCCACGCTACCGAAGGCGTCGTGCCGACTAAAACTATAACGCCGGACTGAATTACGATAGCAGCGGCGGTTTGCCAAACTGCGATATCATCACCCCCGGCGGGGTCGTCAAAGGTGGTCCCCTTAGAGCGCACCATCTGAGTAGCCAACCACGTTCTAAACTGTAATATCGTTAAACTTCGGTTGCCTCCTATGGTTGCAGCAATCCTTGAGACGAGTATCTCGTCGGCATCTTGAGGGGGGTTGCCGTTTACAACATCACTAATCTGTACATTTGCCATAGCTATAAGCCTTTCTGTGAAAGTTTATCTAAAATATTAGTCAATACGCTTTCCATGTCGAGCGTCTCATCCGTGGTTACAATCCATATCTCTATAGCTTGATTGTCCACAATAAGGGGCAAGGCATCCACGTCATGATGTTCAACCCCGTTAACCAAGCAATGCAACTCAGGCAAGTCGGCACAAGTCACCATAAAGTCCATTTTTTGCTGAGGGGTCGCACAGCTAATTAAGCATAAGGTTACGATTAAATATTTCATTGGTTCACCGCTTGCGAGGACACCCCGCTAATTAAACTTTGTAGTGTATCTAGTGTTTCCGGCACGCCCGACTTAGTCCCTAACATACGTCGAGTTAGCTCATCCATAAAAATGTCCAGTCCGGCACTAGTCCCCCTGGCTGCAGGAATAATGCCCGCCGCCGCCGCTCCTGCTGCAGCTCCCGGCAAGTCACCGACCACACCGCCCGCTACAGCGCCTTGAGCAACTTGACCTTGATCAAATACATTCGAAGCCCTACGAGCGGTACCACTATTAGGGAAGCCAGGCTGTGCGAATACGTCCAGTACCTCCTCGACATCACGCGTTGAGCCTCGTCCTCGAAGGTTCGCTGCAGAAACATTGCCCTGAGCATTGATAATATTCTTAGGCTTGACCGCTGATATATTGCGCCATTGTTGACGTATGCCATTAAATATCTTGACAGATTCTTGATCCATATTGTCCCGGATCAAGTCAAGCGTGGCGTTCTGCATAGTGCGTAGTAAATGCTTAGCCTCACCGTCCTTGGCTGCATTGGCCATTTTCCCAAGACGAGATTGTGCCGTAAATAATTCCGCCCCGGTCAAATTCCCGTCCTTAAGAATCGAGTCCTCGAGCCCTTCGGCCAGCTTCATAACCTTTTTATCTATCGGCAGCTCTAGCAACATCTCATCGGCACTGGCTGCAGCGCCGCGTAACTTCTCGGTATAATCAGCCAATTGATCCATGTCGTCCACTTGTGCCCGATTAGACACGTTCTTATACATCGGCCCGAGAGTTTCCTTACGTTGCTTAATTACTTTGCGAGTCAAGCGGCCTCGATCCAGATCGCCGGGATTAATGCCCATCCCCTCAGCCACCTTTTGATTGAGTAATAATTGTTGATCATCACGCCGACCCATCAACGCTTTCCCACTTATCGGTAACTCCTCACGTTTAGCCTCAAGTGAGCGCGCTTGTGTGGTTCCCTTCATTTGTCCCGGAGTAAACTTAACTCGCCGACGCTGTCCTGTAATCGGGTCGACAATCTTAGAGCCCTCAAGTTCGAGCGCAATGTCCTCGACTTTCTTCGGCAAAGCTGAACGTACATCTCGTGCCGGGATGAATTTCTTAGCCAGCCCGGTAATCATCCGAGCAACCCGTTCCCCGGCTGCAGTAAAGCCCGCCCCCCTAACAGGATTCTCGGTATCCGCCAAAGCGCCAACCATCGACTCAGCCGCTAACATCGGCATCGTACCGACCCCCGAGGCTGCAGGGATAGCAAGCGGTAAGCCCTGACCAACAATACTAGAAATTGGGTTTTGCTCTTGAATCGGTGCCAAGGTTTGATCTATTTCCTGGGAAGATTCTAAAGCTTGTTGCCGTTGCTCGGGGTCTGTGGTTAAACGGTCTAATGAATTACCCATTTTCAAAACAGTCCCGCCAAGGTTCAACATCATGGCCGAGTCCTCCTGGCCTAAACCGAGCACCTGTGAGTCGGGCTGAATCTCGCCCACGTCCCCGGTCATTAGTCCGGCCTCAATCGCATCCTTTGTATTAAACGGCTTGACCTTGCCAGTCTCGGTATCTTTGAGCCCGAGCTTACCGGTTTTCTTATTCCTAACTGGGACGAGTGCCACCTAGAGTTCCTCCCATTCATTTTGAACGCTATCATCCTTGGCATTGGTATCAATATTGAAATTAAAACGGCTCAGCTGACCCTCAAGCACTTTGAGGCCCTTTTTAGCCAATGCTTGTTGCAGTTTAAGATTATTCCTAATCACCTTCGGATCTTGTGAAGGGTGCGCAGCTGCAGCGTTCCATTGCGCGATTTCCTCAGCCGTTAAGGCACCGCCGAATAACTCATGCCGCATTAGGTTTTCCCATACCTTATAGCGCTGCCAATAGGCATTACGTTCGGGATTAGCCCCGCTGATTGAATCAGCGATCAATTGTCGATCTGCAGTTTCACGATTACCAAAGCCTTTGAGCCCGAAGCCCATGCCTCCGAAGCTATCAATAAATTCATCATTGAGACTTTGTGCCATTTCCATAGATTCGATCGCCGGGACTAGTGAGCCGGTTACGGTGCTGGCCGGGATATTGTTTACATCAACATCGACATTGGTACTCGGATCGTTCGCCAGCACTCCGGTCTCGTTGATAATCTCGCCGCTGTCGGTATTCATCAAAACATAGTCCAGCTCGCCGGTTTCCTGGTTGCGACGTCTGACCAATTGAGTGCCGGGTTTCTGTGGGGTGGCTAATAAGCTGCGTATGCCGGTATTAAATTGTGCCCCGGTAAGATCGGGATTCAAAGCTGTATTTTGTGCTAACATTCCATGCTGAGGACTTTGGAAACTCCCTCCAATCTGTGACAAATCATCCACAACACCTTTTCGCCGTTGTTGTTCAGCTGCAGCTTTAGAGCGAGCCCTTGAACCTTCAAACGCCTCAACCCCGGCACCGACGCCTCCCAGTCCCAATAATGCTAATAATGGCAGTGGCATTAAGCGATACCCCTAACCGGATCTAAACCAATAGACTGTGCCTCTTGTGAGCCCTTGCCCAATATAGCCGGATTACCCAAAATACCGGACTGAGCCTGTAGTGGTGCAAATGCAGCCATAGATGGCGACAAGCCTAAGTTAAACATATTCCCGCCCATCCCCATCGCTTGCACCATTGCCATAAGCTGCTGCGTAAACGCGTCCCCCCTTAGCTGTGACTCTCCGCCTTGTTGAGCTTGTAATAAGCCCCGCCCGGCGACACCCTCGGCGAGCTGATTCCTTGCCCCCGAGGACGCGCCAAAGCCTCCCGTAGCTGTCGCACCACGACGAAGTCCTGGAAGTATTGATTCATTGAAAGTCTGCCCGAGTGATTCGTTTTGATTCTGTATATTCTGCTCGAGGAAAGGATTACCCCCGCCACCGCTTACAATCTGCTGAAAGGCCGATAAGGCCGGGTTAACTACATTGTTCTGCAGACCGGGCAAAGCTTGCTGTATGCCTTGCTGAGCGCCTCCTACAGCGTTCTGTCCCTGCCCCCATAAGTTCATTAAAAATGGCAGTTGCTCAGGACTAATGAATGACTCGTTAGAGCCACTCGACCCGCTCGCACTTAATCCAAATGGCATAATAATTTCCTCATGCTACGTTAATCCAGGCCACCGTGACATCGTCAAAATAATATAAACCTCGTTTCTGTGGAGCCGGTAAAAACGCCAGTCCCGCTTCATAATAAGCCAGCTCTCCGCCCCGAGGACGTGGGATCTCGCTATTCTGTAATTCTAAAGCCAACCACTCAAGCCTCGGCTTATTCACAAATGCGGCTATCTTGGTAAGCTCCGCATCCAGAAAACGCGCCAGCTCTTTGTCCTCAGTATCAACCGGTGGCTTATGATTAATATAAGCCACTAGTGCATCCCTCTATACTGAACCTCAAAATCTATTGATTCAATTCTAAACCTCGCCCCGCCAAGCTTCTTAATCTCAATCGCAATATAACGACCCATCGAATCAGCGTCGACATGCTGGTCCACACCGATGGTAAAATTCTCATAAGAGCCCCATCGAATTCCCCCGTCGACCTCATCCTGAGCGCCGACCCGTATTTGCATCACCTCGCCCGCCAGCCCTGTAATTCTCGGGTATACCGCTGTGACAAGCTTTAATCGATTGATTTCGTCAAAATGTAGCCCGCCCGCTTGAGCCAAACCTAAGACATCGATGCCGTTAAAAGTCTCGTTAATATCGACCCCGACCAGATGCGTAGTCCCCGCCCCCACTACTTCAAGCTCCGAAGCGCCACTAACATTAGTATTCCAATTCCAAGGGATAGTTTCCCAGGTATCTGTAATAGTGTCCCAGGTAAATGGGATTGTCTGTGGATTAAGCACCCCGACTGCAGCATGAGAGTAATCAACCAAACGAGTCCCCCATTTCTCCTCGAGCGTGTTATAGACTAAGCCCATCAACGCCCCGCTAGTGCCTTTCTGTGGGAATATAAACCAAATCTCGTCGTCGGGACTGTTATTAACCACATAACAATAGATCGCCAGTTCAGTGTCTAAATTATCGACATAAAAGTTTCTCACATAACTATCTGCGATCGACTCCGGCGGAGCGGTACCATCGTGCCTCAAAATGTCCGAGGCGGTCATCATGTAATGTCTGTTTTTCGTCGCCGTGACGCAATTAGTCCCGATCACTCCGGCGTCCTCATAAACCAACTCAAAGGCAAATATCACGTTCCCGCCCACAAATACGCACTCATAAGCTGCAAAAGTCTTGTAAATCATTAAACGATTTCTCAATACAGCCCCGTCAAGGATCGCCCCTTGCCCTTCCCCCAAGCTTCTAAAACCCGCATCATTGGTCGTTAAAGGCGTCCAGACTTGTGGGATTTGCCCGCTCACCGCCTCATCCGACCACATCACCTCATTCAATCTGACCCCCCCCGCGTCAACAACACCCAAACCAAATAAATAGGTCCCATAAGCTCGAATCGCATTAATCCTCGTCGTACTCACCCATCCTGGAAGCTCTAAACAAATATTGCCGGTGTTGCCGTCCCAGTAAAATGGAGTACGACCTGGATCGTTGATAATCACAAAATCATTAATATAGGTAAACGTCCACAGAAAAGAATCCGGAATTCCCCCGACTGGGGTAATATCGAAATGTGTCGTCCCATCGGTGACATAGACACCTATAGCCCCAATATAAAGCCAATAGCTCGCACTAGGGGAAACACTCGGGATCACAAAACGAGGCGCTTCGGTAGGCGTGCCAAAGACGTTTTCATGTCCTCCGATCCTAACAAAGCGATTCTCCCTCGTAACCATATTCTGAGCCTGTTTAAACGTCTCGGGCATGACCTCAGTCCCTAATAAATCGGGACGTATACCATTTAAGTTTAATGTCTTAATCGTTGAGCGCATCACGCCAACCGTAAGTATTCATTGAATAAGTTAAGGTAGGATCAACCATTGACAAAGGATTGAGATTAAACGCGCTATCAATATAAAACTGCTTAGAAGTATTAGTCTTAATCAATAAGCTGGCCGAACCAGGCTGGTTTGAATATTCGGGATTATTTGCGGCCACAAATATATCCGCCGCATCAACCCCATTAGCATTGCTCGCCGGTACGGTAGCCGCTTTACCTGCAGCCAAGCCTCCCGGAGTGGTTAACAAGGCCGCATGAGAGGTCCCCGCCGACCCTGCCCCGGAGGTTTGACACCTAAAAGAGATTTTAACCATCGCCTCAACACTGACCCCATTCGGCACCCCTGCAGCGACTAGAGTCGGACTGGTAGGGGCTGCCCCCTCGTGTACATCTATACTGTTAGTAGTTCGGTAGTAATCCCGATAATCTTGTGTAAAGGGGATAATATTGCCCCCTGATAACGGAATCGAACCCACTTTCCGCATTAAAGTAAAAGCCGCGTCTACCCCGGCCAGTACATTGGTTCCCGCTGCATTGTCATCATAAGCCGCCTCGGATACCTGCCCGACCGGGTCATAAACAACAAAACAATGGATAGTATCGGTTAAGGTTGCCCCCGCTACCAGCCCGCCCATGTCAGTTCCCGCTGTCCAAGCATTATCTTTTTGCTTGACGAATAGCGTTGCTTCGATCGCTACCTCGCCGGTCTTGTCCATAATAAAGCCTGCTGAGAACGCAATGTCATTATTGACGTCGACGCCATTCGCCAAGACTGGCCAGAATCTCTCATCGAGAGCTTTCTTACTGGCTGCAGCGGCCAACGCATCGGCGGCTATATCCTTGACTAAAGTCGTATTGCCAACCAGGGTATTAAGCTCCTCATCGGAGCTGGTTACCTCAGCGTCTACATTAGGAAAGCTCTGTAATAAGACTTTCTTGGTCAACCTCATATGGTCGTCGCCTTGCTGACCAGTGTCCCCGCTTAAAGGATTAGCTTGGTCTAAATCGCTGATATAGTCTGCTGTTTCTACTGGCATTACATGCTCCTGATTGCTGAATAAGCGCCAAGTCTCTGAGCATCGGCAAACGCCGCGAGCTTAATCACTTCCTCGTCAAAATAAGTCTTAAAGGTCTGGATTAAATCGCTGTCCTGAAAGGCTAAACCCGCCTCTAATACAGCCCCGTATACATAGGTATTCTCCCATCCGGTTAAAATGTCGTTAGTGGACGAATCAACCGCTAAGGCTGGAATCCTTTGTTGATAGACCATTTTTATATCCCGAGGACTACTGAGCGGTGCTATATGAAGCTTTCCGGACTCCATAGTATAACCCTTGGGAGCTCCTGAATCATTCGCCACAAGCTGCCTGAGCTGGTCTATCGAGTAAGCCTTCAAAGGCCAAAAACCGATACTAGCGGAGTAATGCAGAGAAACTAACATCAAAAAGTCTACAGGGAGAGAGTTGATCACCGTCGAGGTGTTAAACGTATGTGTGGCCTCAGCTTCAAACAGGTTGGCGTCCCGTCCGATCTTTAAAGCTGCGCGGTCAATATACCCGTTTAAGTCGTTATCCTTATGGGTACGATGCGAGTAGCTATTTATAACTGTTTTAAGTTCGCCTTTGTTCATTAGGTAGTCGCCTTGTAAACGGATTGAGCGCCCCATTCTATTTGTGGACGTGACCATCTCAGTTGGCCAGTCGATAAGCCGGTCCAGCTGGTCGAGCCAAATGCAGCGGTAAAGGTAACATCGGTTGCAAGTCGCCAATGTGCCACATAACGCCCTATCGCTGTCACCGAGGCATGATTAGCTATAATAGACATCTGTGCCGAGTCATCAAAGAAACTGAGCAAATTAATAGCTGAGTAGTCCCCGGAGGCAATGATATCGATGTAAAAAGAGAAGTAGATATCCAGCGGGAAAGTCTGGCCGGAAAATGAGAGTAGGGTCTGATAGAAGCGACAGTCGTCGCCGGTATCCAAACCGTTAAACTTGGATATTTGTGAGCCGTCCGGATGGGTAGATTCCCACCCCGTTGAGGAACCACTAACCACTCGGACCCATCCGACCGGAGTGCTCGAACCCAATTCAATGTCGAATAGCTTCGAGTTACTAAAAATATTAATCCCATCACCGCCCGCCGGAGGTAAAGGAGCCGCCCCGCCTTCGGTTAAGATATAGCCGTCCCCGCCCTCAGCCAGTATGCCGTCCCCGATCTCGCCCTCGGGAGCAAATGCACCTTGTTGTACCGGTGGAGTGATAACATCCATGCCTCGATTCGGCACAATGATGTCCCGGTTCCTGAATATGGAATCTACTACAGGCTGGAAACTACGGATCAATTTAGCCATTAAATTCTATTCTTTGGAACTAGGCGATAAGGCGCGCCGTCTGTAGTTTTGAGCCATCGTATATAATTATTACGTCGTACGAGTCCATCCGGATGATCAAGCTCATATTTACGAGTACATAAGGCATAATGATCGGTTGGGGGGGTTGGCACGGAACATACACCACGCGCCCATTCAAGCGTCCGGTGATTAAGTCTAGCGAGTCTCTGAACCTCAGCATAAAAGCCTTTCTCGTTGATGTGCTCATGCTTGATATAGACCTTGTCCTCATGGTTGCAAGGCACCCACCTACGACGATAGGTGCCCGCAACATCAACCCGCTCTTGTAACAGAGCCATACGTTTAGCTGTAAGCTACAGCGATCGCACTATCTACGTCAGCGATGAGTCCTTGCGACTTAATGTTAAGTACTTTAAGCCCTGAATATTCAGATATTTGCCACTCCTCACTGAGTCCTTTCTTACCTTGGCGCTCTGCTTGTGAGGCTCTAAACACCGCTTTCTTAATCATCGAGTAGTCAAAAAGAAACACGTCTACATCTCCGGCGCCACCGTAAGCGTTACCTAAATAGTCCGGTTGATCCCGATTCGGTACCAATTTCAATAACACGTTAAAGTCGGTTAAGAACATGTTATGTGAACCGTGAGCGACTAATGCGCCCTCGTTCGAAGTACTCGACACGTTGCCGGTCTGAGTGGCTACTTTAGCTGTGCTTTCAAACAGATACTCGCTCAGCTTGCGAATCATGGTCGGCGTTGACATCAGATCGGACGCATTGCCCCCGGCCTCATATTGGGCTTGAGCGGCATCTCGTATCAGTGTCTCAGTCAAGCCTCTAGGCGTGCCTACTGTCGGCGCATCCACGACCTTTGTAGTCTGGTTAAAACCACCGTCTACCCCGGTCGCCCCTCGTAAGGCTGTCGGTGTCTTAAGGAAAGCCGGTAAACCTCCCATCAAACCCGCTACGGCATCGGTAGGATCCACGCTGGCCTGGTTCAGCAACATAATGCCCTCAAGGTCACGACGCATAGCGTAATGACTTTGGCTCAGTTGATAAGCGGCCTCATTGCTACGCCCGATCTTATCCGACGCATTGGCACCATAAGACACCTTAACGCCTTTAACGAGGATCTGAATATGATTACCAATACGCTCGCCAAGCTTGGAGTCGTCCTGGTCAATCGCAGCACCATCCACCACCGCATTGGTTAAGTCTTGAGCTTGTTTTTCTTGGATGGTCCACTCGTAAAAGGTACGACTGGCACCATCACGTCCTATTGAGGACTGAAACGGTAAGGGAAATTGATCTATTTGTGATATTTTCTCGAGTACATCCTCTCGAACCAAATCACCATCGGTATTAGTCCGAAGGTCGTACTCGTCTAGGTTGTCGGCTGACATGTTTATTCACCTCTAAGTATGGCACCCATAGCCGCTTTCTTGTCATCAACATTCTGCGACTGTTCGGCCTGTTTCAATAATTTCTCAGAGTTAAGTGTCTTAACAGGCTTACGATTTGAGGGCTTTCTGTGCTTAGGGTTCTTAGCGTCTAAACGCCCCCGAACCTTGTGCCACATTGTCGCCACATCATGCAAAGCATAAGCGAAATTAGGGTCCCCGTTTGGTATTTGCTCCATAATTGCCGGGCTAATACCGTACTGTTTACCCCATTCCTGCAAAATCACCACATCACTCTGGACTTGTTGCGCGTCCTTCCATGAAGGAATGAGAGTCTCTGTAATCTTGGTATTCTGTGCGACCTGCTGTGCATAAACTGCATTAACAACCTGTAGCATTTCAGCATCCAACATTCCCTTGGACTGCATATAAGAAGCGACTTGTTCAAGGTCGCGCTTTAATGCGCCCGTATAGACTCGCTCCTCGCGCAAATCATTGTTCAACTTTGTTTCCAGCACATCATAATCACGGCCACGCTTGGCCATATCTTTGAGCTCTCCAAGCTTAACGGGCTCGCCGCCTTGCATCGGAATTAGCTGGTCATAGTCGATTACCTTCTCAGGCTCTTTTGGGTCCTCTGGCTTCTCAGCCTCCTCCCCGGTGGGTGCCTCGTCTTGAGGCGTAGGTGTCTCAACCTTGATGGGAGTTTGCTCGTCTTTGAGCACCTCGTCAAGACTCTCACCCTGCATGGTACGGGCTAGGATCTCTCCGGGACTCGGTTCAACTGTCTCTGGTTGCACGTAATTTCCTTTTAAGTATGGTTAAAGCCTTGTAAGTATCATGGATAGCGTCTCGATCATCACCGTCGGATTCGAGATAATCGGTAATAAGCTGCATTTTTACATCGGCAAATAAATCCTCGATCGTCTCCTCAGTTAACAGTTTCTTGATTTTTCTTTTCGTTTCCGCTTTCATCCTTCGTCGCCATTCTCGCAAGTTCAAATTCTTTAGTCGCTGAGCCTATTATCTTCATTTCTTCAATCGCAAGCTTGACTTGTTCACTTAATTCCTTCATATCCCTATCATTACTAATCTTTAACGCCTCGAGCTGATTCTGTGTATCGACCAAACCTTTCTGTAGTTCTTGTTCTTGTTGTTTCTGTTGTTGGGCTTGCTCCGCCTTTTGTTTTGCGGCTGCAACCCCTTCCTCAGATTCCGGGTCTGTTAGGTATTGATCCACAAAGTTTAGATTCTGCAGCTGTGCCCAGTCTTTCATCGATTGATAGACATTCTTTGCAGTTACCATCACCCCATCCAAACCGAACTGCATCAAGCCTCGCTGCCCTTCGATCATTTTCTCGAGCGCAACTGTTTTGGCCATACGTTGTGAACCACTCATCCCTATATGAATGGTCAAGTGTTCACGTTGCTTCCACTCGCCTGGATTAGTATCAGCCCATACTCCATTGAGCTTAGCCTGCAGCGATTGATCAAAGAATAATCTAAGCGTCTCGTGAATAAGCCTGTAAGTGTCCTTAATCATACTCTCGCCCAAGTTCTTAGCCATCATAGCAACGAGTTTTTCCTTCATGGAGAGTTGACGCTCAACCCCTGCATCCCCGACATTCTTTGCCGCTAATTGGAAATTTGGGTCGAGTGCATCCAGTGCCGCCCCGCCTGATTCGGTACGCATCTTGTCCAGGTATTCAAGTGCGCCCACACTGTCGCCAATAATAGATTGTTTTTGCTCATCGACCACATCCTCGAGGGGGTTATCACACCAAATCACACCCCCAGGACGCGAGTTAATCAGACTATCCTTGTTCACCGATCCCTTACGAGCTTTCTTGCGTATGTTGTTCATGTTGTTCATATTGTCCAGCATCTGTCGAATACTAAACCGCTTGGCATCTTCAATCTGTTTGAGCTTATCGAATAGACTAAGCCCGGTAACACGGTGAGGCATCAAAAACGGGCTACCGGTAGCGTAAGGGATGAATGGGACAGACTCTTTATCAAAACACCGCTTAGCCCCATCAGCATCCACGACATAGTGAATCTTAGTAAGTTCAGCCACTCCGCTGTCGTCAAAATCGACCATCATGTAAACATAAAAGGTCTTGATTAAATCGGTGCTCTTATGCGGTGAGTTGAGATTCTCGGGAGACGAATGGCCGCGTCGTCTCTGCGCCGCTGTGTCGTCGCTGGCTGCCTGAGTAGCCGGAAGGTCGTCAACACCATCAAAGCCTAGCTTTTTGAGCTCTGAGCGTGTTAGAAGTGCCTCCTCGGCAAAGAATCGTATCCCTTCGAGCTTGCTTGAGTCGTGTTCGGGTGAATAGCGTATGAATTCAGGCGCTACAGCATAGATGCGTAAGTGTTTGTCAATTCGCTCGAGCTCAATAGTAGCCTTGATAACATCGCCGTCCAGCTCCTCGACAGAGCTAATATCAGCCTGCCAGCCTTGTTGCTCAGCTTGCTGTAATATTTGTGCCAGCTCAGACTCGAGACCTTGAAAGGGCTCTGATTTCTTAACCTCCTCCTCCTCGACATAAACCTTTATCCAACCATTGCGCTGCAATAAAGCATCCTTGATCGCCTCACAAGTGACCATAAAGCCCCCGGAACGCTCAAGCATATGTTGCACAAATTCACTCTCGAGATTCGCTTGGTCCTCATCCTTGGCACTATCCGGCTCGAATAAAACTAACGACTGCCCGCCGAATACATCGATCATTTCGGACAGAATAGCCTCAGTCATGTTGGCCACGTCCATAGACTGGACCTTCGAGCGCCCGGCTTTCTCGTCGCCCTTGTTGTCGCCCATAAAATACTTAAGAGCTTGCTCCCTGTTTTTCATCAAGTCGCCGTGTTGTGAGCCCTCGGCAAGCGCCAACTCCTCCTCGATCAATGTTGCTAATTCGTCTTTGTTCATACTGCTAACCTATCCATTTCGGAGTAATCGAGATCATCATAGTCGGCCTCATTGTCGCATCGGTTCTCGTTTATCGCAAAATACCGACACATATCGGCGAGATGCGAGGACCAGTCGTGCAACGGAGTCGATCGGAAAGCTTTGTTCTTATCGTCAAAGTCGGTGCGATATTGTTTGAGTCCCTCCACGACATTCGAGGTACGAGTTCGGTCAATATAGGTACGTTTGAGCATCGATCTTGTGGCGTTAATACCGTCCGACAGATTAACCTTGCGGCTAACCGTGAAGTGTATCCCGTAATTTCGAGCGACTTCCAGCCGCGTTGTTCCCGTAGATAAATCGCCAACCTCGATGTCATGCGGCGCAAAGTGTTTGCCGTAGCTATAAGGTCGGGACCTAAGTCGCTTGGCAAGATCCTCGAATCCAATGAGCTCATCCTCCCATACCTCGATTAGCCTAACCTCCGAGCCATGTACCTGCCAGAATCCGACACAATTAGTCGGTGCCAGTCTACTTGCTCCAAGGTCCCATGATGTTTGTACGAGCAATCTATCATCATAGAGAACTGACTTAACCCGACCCTCTGATTCCATAGTCGCCATAGCCTTACCATAGAACGCCCCTCGGATCGCAGCTTCCCAGGATACCTCGAGCTCTTGGGCATACTCTTCGTCGGTAAGTTCACGCGCTAAAGCCTCAAGCTCGCTCTGTGGCAATACGCCTGATTCGCTTGCTCGATGTATTTCTCGACCCCAGTCGGGTAGCTCCTCGACACGCTCCCAAAGTGTATAGAATTCATTATGTCCGCGTGGAGTCCCAATGAAGCATGCGCCCCCTTGTCGATCAGCGAGGGCAGGACGTATCGCCTCACTCCATGCACCTGGCGCCCATTGGGCAAACTCATCACAAATCGCATAGTCAAAGTACTGCCCTTTAAGTGCCAAGAAATTATCTGCGCCCGCGAGCTGTACCCTTGCTCGATTAGGAAAATCGACCCGTAATTCTGATTCGTTGACCTTAATCCCTGGTATCGGCTTCGTATAGAGCTTGAGATAGTCCCAAGCAATTGCTTTAGCTTGCTTGTGTAGCGGTGCAAGGTATACGCCACGCGCATGGTCTAATTCACACTTAAAGGTTCTTTTGAGGAGTTCATTAACTGCAGCGACGGTTTTGCCCCATCGTCTGTGACAGACGGCGACGTAGAATCTATATTGTTCAATTCGGGCATGGAATCCGAGTTGCTGTGGTCGGGGACTATAGGGGATTGTGATACGCTCCATTCTATCTTGATCCCGCCCTCGATCTCGGCCACGATCTCATTCGGCATGTAACGGCCAACTGCCTGTAAAAAGTGTATAGGATCCTCAATAAAAGCATCTTGTAACCTATTAGCCACACCATTTTTTTGCACTCCATTAACCTGAGTCAACGCCTTAATTATCTCGCGTCTGATAAGTGGCAGTATATCCTTAGCCCCTGCAGGTCGTCCAGGTCGTCTTTGTCCCATATTATCGAGAGCCTAAGCCATTGAGATGGGAGACTTTAACAGACAGACGGGGGGAGTCAAACAAAGATAAGAGGTTTAGCACTGAAAAGAATTAAAACGGCCAGTCCTTGTCGAACGAGGCCGCATGTTCTAAGTCCTTGAATTCATTGGTAGTTGCTTTAGCTACTGCAAACTTTAACGCCTCCACTCTGTTAGTGCCGACAGCGTGTACCGTTCGCCGTCCGTTGTGGTAGCTGCAGAGGTACTTGCTTTCGCCGATCTTGGATATGTGAGATGTCATCCCCCCTTACCCCCTACTGTCTTTCTTTAGTTATGGACCCAAAAAGAAAACCGAGAACTCTTACGAGCAAACTCGAAAAGAAAGCACTACGATATAGATATCCCCATCACAACGCAACACTCCTCTAACGTCCTGCAGGTATAGATCGGACCATTCCAACTTCTATGGAATCGCTCTTGCCGCTCGTTAAGCTTGCCTTTGAGAAACTTTAATTCAATGAGATAGTTTGCACCTGCAAAAGCGCACAACAAGTCCGGTACGCCCCCACCAACCTCGTGGAGTGACTTAACCGACGCACCTAGACGTCGAAGGTCGTTAACGATCGCGTCCTGGTTGGAATCTATGCGTTTTGGGAAATAGCCTTTAGCCATAATAAAAAACGGCGGATAGGGTTAAAGCCATTTTCCGCCGTTAAACATTGCTACCTACTTTCTTACTAGAGAAAATGACCGTTGATTTCGCTTCTTGGTCTTGGTTGGAGCCTAAACATGTCAACTCGTCAACGGCCAAGCTTGCAATGCTATACATATGTGGATACAATAACAAGCTCAACTAATTGGAGCCTATTATGAACAAGAACAATGCTTTTATCGCTATTGATTCCGAGCCTAGTCGTTCACTAGCCAAAAAGTTAGCAGCCCATACCATTAAGCCTGGCGAAATAATCTTTGTAACATTGTCGGAATTAGAAGCGTTCAATCAGTGGATTGCTTTTGAAGTTAAGGAGGACTCCGATGAAATTCCTCGCTGAGAACATAATCCTAATTGCTGTAGCCTGCATCATAGGCGTCCTACTGGGCTTTATGATCCGCCCTGCCCATGCTGTCGATCTTCCTCCGAACGTCGTTGACAAGCAAGCTCAAGACGTCAGAGACGCTAAAGCCAAAGCCTACTGGAAGGGATATGTCACCCCCACCTATTTGTATACGCCTCGTTCTGATTTCCTATTGCGTCACAAGATGCGTGTCAATCAACTACGACGACAAATGGATATCCCGGAAATTCCCTATTAGTGCATTAATAATTATTAATCGTGCATAACCATGAAAGCTAACGAGCTAACCCCTAAATCAATCACCGATCTCTACAAAATGCTCGATGATTATCTCGAATACTTCGGCGAGGATTTGCCCAAGTCATTCACCGTCTACCCGAAAACATTTGCGCAACTGGTTTGTTTAACCGGTGAGCGAGCACCTACTTACCGGGACATTTCTATCACGTGCCGGTATACATCAACCCAAACTGAGGACGAAATAATGAAATGGAAAGTATCTGAAAATGTCGGCTACATGAAAGCCGCTGACTTCAAAGACGTGCGCCTAAACCTACGCATTAAGGGCGCGACCGCTGAAATGATGACCGACCGTAAAAGCGACGACCCCGACGCCAAGGTCGAAAAGTGCGTAGTGCAATTCACCGATCCTAACTATCAAGGCGGGATTGTTTGCAACCAAACTAACCTCGGTTTTCTTATCCAGTCCTTTGGTGAGGACGATCAAGGCTGGATAGGACGAGATATCGGCCTCACTACGACTGAGACTAATTTCGGTACGGGCTTTCTGTTTTGCCGACCCTTTGAAGGCCAAGCAGCGGCAAAGTGATCTATGGCAGTTGGGTGCGATGGTATGACCTCATCAAATGAGTTCGCCCGACTGCTTAAGCTGGCACAATACATTATCAACCTTGAAGAGGAACTCTATGGACACTACTACGACGACGAGTTTATCGGCTGGAAAACGTCAAACAAAGATGCAGCTAGAGACTCACATCAACATCCTAAAGACAAAGATTCGAATTGATGCGGAGGCACTGCGCGAGTTAAGAATAGAACTAGCCTCGGCCCGTGCTGTTATCACCACTCAAAAAGAAATGCTCAGAGAGTGTGAAGAGGCACGTTCAGAAACTGACCAATTGGACTGGGTAGATGACTAAAGAAACTATTGGCAAATGGCCCTTAACCGCCTCCTACAGCCGTTCTATCAGCAAGGCTAAGGGAGGGCAGTCTCGTTCGAGTGCGCTTGAGAGTGCCTCTGAGGAGTACTCGGACGGTAAAATGGAGGACAAGGTGGCTCGGTCGATACGCTGGCATACTAAATTCTTTGGAGAAACTAAATGAGCAAACTATTCTGGCAAGCTCGTTTTATCCTTTGGCTATGGGCGCAGGACAAAGAGGGCTATACCTTTGGTTTTTGTGCCAGTCAATCGAGAGCGGCTCATAGTTGTCACCGTAAAATAAGTCCTATGGATGCGGCTGAGCAGTGGGTTGAGAATGAGTTATGACTGACATCGAACAGATAAAGAAAGGCTTGGATGATCAAATCAATGATGAGGGCTTGTGGTTTATTGCTAAAACCGCACCAGAAGCATATCTACAACAGGAATTAAGAAAATGTCATACATGGATTGAAAAGCTCATCGAGCAAGCGGGGAAATATGAACAATGTATGTTTGATCTGGATGGTATTATTGATGAGCGTGATAGAGCACAAAACCGCATCAAGGAGCTGGAAGCTGAATGGATACAGGCGATTGGATGGGGGTATGCCTATGCTTGTAGTTTAGCTGACGAAGGCAGAGATATTAGGAAAACGCTCACACCTGATATGTTAGCAGAAGCACAAAAAGACTTTAAGAAATGACTGACGATGTGAATAAATAAGAAAGCTCAATTAACAATAATCCGCTTACGGTCCTCGCTCGGCGTCGGCGGGTTAAGTCGCAGTGAATTAATCAATGGATTCGACACTCCCGAGATATAAGTAAGCAGTACCGTTAAGGTCCCGCCCGCTATGACTAGACTCGGAATACGCACTATAAATGGCGTGAACTTAGCCACATTAGCCAAGATATCAAAAGCCCCTTCGATGGTAACTCCGTTAACCGTAATCTTAAATACTCGCGCCCCGATACTAGTCTCGTGGTGCTCGACAAAACCTAAATCCAGAAATGGATAAGTACCATTGTTGACCGTGTAAATTCTCTGCAGTGTGGTGCTACTGGTTATTAACCTCGACCTGTAAACGTCTTGCTCAACCGTGTCCAGTATGGTTGTGGTATGTGCTCGATGCGTATCCTCCGGGGTCCAGCCGTCGTCGCAGGCTTCCCAGTTGTCCCCGCCTTGTCCTCTGTAATCGATCGCTTTCCCGCCTAAGTTAATTAGCCGAGTACTTAACGGAGGCACCCCACCGCCGGGGTTGTCCAGTGAGTACGCACCAATTGAATAGCCTAATGGGGTTTTAAGATCGAAGTCGTCCGGATCCTTGAATATCTTCGCCAGTATGGTGTCCATGTCCTCACCATAGAGCGGCGTTGAATCAAGTCTAAAATCATCGTTTCCGGCATCCAGAAAGTCCGGCAAGGAATAGTTGTTTAAATCAAAACTAATCCCTTGAACTCCTGCAGCTGAAATGTTGTCTACTGTTTTACCTACCCCTTGCACGTCGAACACATCGGCGCTAAAGGATGTATACATGATGTTGCGGTTAACCTCGCAATTTTGACGAATGGCGGGCGCTACTACCCCTTGTATTTTCATTTGTGCATATTGGAGAAAGGTCGTAGAGCTCGCCAACGCCAAAGCGTTGTCCCAAAATATACAATTGCGCACCTTGCAATCGATCATATCGGCGTCACTGGTCCGAATCACCATGCCCGTTGCTTCGTTGTTTCTTAGTGCTAAACAATTAAATACTTCAATATCTTCGTAGTTGTACCAATTACTCCCCCCCACTATCGAGTCTAAATTCATCGCATGGTCAGCATTAGTAGCGGTCGGGTCGATATCTTCCAGCTTGTCCCGATAAGTACAACTATAAAACTGGGTCCTTCGTCCGCCCATATGGCATTTTGATCTAAACCCATTGAAGTCGCCCCAGGCCATGATGACATCGTCGTGATAATCTCCGGGTCCCGGCATGTCATGGCCGTGCGCGTGTTCAGCATTAGGCGCACTGGTTTTAATCCGCTCCATTACCGTCCCGGTACAGGCTCGCCCGGCATTGGTCGGACTGGTTATAAGTAAACTATGCCAGTCATCCTTGGCGCTGCAGTTCATTAAGTACATGTTAGTACTACGCACCCGAATACCATCACCATTGCTGTTATTAAATTTTTCAGCCAGGCTCCCTCGTCGGTCACAGTGCATATTAAGCACCTGAGCCCCAGGACAATTCTCAAGCTCAATCGGCACTCTCGCACTGCTACCCTCGGTCAATGGCGTGCCATAGCGTTCTATCATTAAGCCGTCCACACTGAACTCGGGATTAATTGGTCCCGCTCCTAAATTGACATGCCCCCCGTCTGAGATAATGTCACCGAGATGGGCATAGTTGCACTTCATATTAAACATCTGCTTAGTTTCCCCGCCCTCGACGATCAAGGTATTCGGGTCCACCGTTGAATAAACATATAACTCGCCACCACTCTGGAACCACTGACCCACACCGACGCCACCAACTGAGCCCGCCTTAGCTAACCCCAGGTCGCTAACATCCCGACCTAGGAACACCCGAACGATAGACGCCCCCTGGTCGGCACATTTCCAAACGTTACCGGAGTGCACCGTAAACGTATTGAACAGTTTGAATAAGCTTAAACGCGCTTTGCCGCCCGGATTGCCGGATTCGGTAATGAATCGCCAAGGCTTACCAGACGTGCCGCTCTTAGTCATTTGCATGGTTTGACTAACAGGAATTACCCCATCCACTGCAGTCCTGAATATAAAATCAACATCTGGCCCAAGCTCTGCTAAATGCAGACTCGGATCTTTCCAAGGACTGCCACTCGAACCGTTTCCCGATCCGTCGTCGCCGACATCTGCAAAGAATTTAGCCATTTTTTAAGTCCTTCATTTGCTGATATAGGGCCAACATTTGCTGATAAAGCTTATTAATCTTTTCAATCTCGCGGCCATGATAGCCTTGTGTCTCGTATATCTGGTCGAAGTTATACAGCTTGTCTTCAATGTCGGCAATCTGGTTACCCGTTAAGGCTTCGACTTGGCACCATAGGGTATTGAGGCTAACCGGTACTCTAAGACGCTGTGAGGCTTCCTGAGCCTCTTTAAACATCTTCGGGACATCTACGTCTACCTTAGCCTTAGTCGCCGTTATATGAGCTTTAATCTTCTTATGTTTAACGCTA